TCTGAATTAGGTGATACCACATGACGATGAAATGAACGGCTAATCTCTACGCCGTCCTTCTTAATAACCGTAGCTGTTCTAACTTGTATGTGCTTGAAGTCACCAACGATCTCAAGTTTGTCTTGTACTGTTTCTTCTGTTAGTGCCATTGATTTATTTCCTTATGCGTTTGTTTGGTATATTGCATTAAAAATTAACCGTGCATTAGAGGCTTGGTTATAATTCATATCGCCCGCACTTTGACCTGTTCTAAAGTAGATACCATTAGGGCCAAGATTTATAGTTGCATCATTGAGACTTGTTGTTTGGTAGTTAAACGAACCAGTATTGTAACTATATAATGCTTGAAATGGCGTACTGAATACAAGTGCGCTTGTAGAGGAAGAAGAACCACATTGTACATCAATATTTATATAAACAAGTTGACCAATCTTTGTGTAGGTTGCATAGTTATAAGTGTGAGTAACACCTGATGTTGGTGTCCAAGTTCCCTCTTCGTAATCGTCTAACTTATTAGCCGAACCAGTACCACCAACATATAAACCACCACCAAGGTACAAGTCTTTCCATTTGAAATTAGTTTTTCCTAAGTCTTGAGTAGCGTCAGATAAAGACCCTGCTTTCATTGGTATAGCTTGGTTTGCACCGTTAAAATATATCCCCGAAGTGTTAGCACCTGACCCAGCAACATAAAATTCTGTACCACTACCAGCAGAACCAACAGTTCCTACTGAAGTGCCATTCTTTTGCACATCAATAATTGTACCATCCGCAGCAACATTTAGGCCAGTTTTGAGGTTTTTAGCTGTGTCTCTTGCGTTGCTCATGTGTTCCTCCTATTGGTTTTGAAATGACTAAGATACTTCATAATATATTGATCCTCTTATTGTATCACTAGCAGCCCAAGCACTTAGAGCTTCCCAACCCCAATTAGTATTATTATTCTGACTAAGAAATCCCATGGAAGTATTAGATAGTCTAGATAGAGCTATAATGTCTGTTCTAGCCCAGTTAGTAACATTTGAAGTAAATGCTCCCGCTCCTCTAGGTGAGCTACCTTTAAAATCAAATGGCTGTCCTTGGATAGATATATATTGTCCAGCATTGCCACTAATCGAACTTATACTTATTTCAAATGTAAGCATAACAATATTACCTATTTTAACGTAATCACCAAGCTGTGTTCCATAACTTACTGTTGGTACTGTGCCAGTATGTGCGTTAATAGTCGGAGTCCAAGTTCCCTCCTCATAATCGTCTAAAGCATTGGCAGCTGCGGTATCTCCGTTAAAAGTTAAACCACCTCCAGCAAGAAGGCGCATACGTTCTACTGCACCAGAACCAGCATCTGTAGTAAATGCCCAGTCTTGATTGTAACCAGATGATAATGTTGCAAGTGAAGTTGATGAACTTAACTCAAAACCATATCCACTACTTTGATGAAACTCTGCTATTTTACCATTTGTATCACTTCGTCTTACATCTAATGCAGCAGTTGGAGATACATTAACACCCAAGTTGCCTGTCATGGTGTCGCCAGTAGTGTTAACATACCGTGTATCTGATGCGCTTTTGGTGTAAGCGTCTGCGGTTTCAAACGTTACAAAAGCCGTAATAGTAACTTCATCCCCTGCCGCTGCGCCAGAACCAAGCGTTACGCTTGTACTTGTAGCGGAAAAATCCGACTTTTCCATTCTCAAACCGTTGATATGGACCATGATGTCTGACGGGGTGCAAGCTAGCGTATTACCGTTTGCATCAGCGCCAGTGAAAGCTGTCTGATTAGCCGTAGCTGTATATGTAAAAATGTTAGCGGATTGTCTGCTAACTACCTTTGTCGGACTACTACCAATATAAGCCATTAAACACTCCTATGATGGTTTATTAGGCCAAGTAACATCATCAAGGCTAGTCGCGCTTTTTGTAATATCACGCAATTCTTGACGATAGGTTTTCCAAGCGTCAGACATGGTAACGTCAGAGTTACCCATCCAATCTGTTTCTGCTATTCTACGGTTACGCTCCTCACGCAATAGCCTCATTGGTTCTGCATTGACTAGCTCAGTTTTCTTAGCTGATACCGCCGACCAAGTTGTGCCAAAATCATCAGGATTGTCGCTTTCGATTGCAGAGCCGTTGCTATCTGCGCCTGTCACCTTTCGGTACATCTCAGCAAACTCTGCTTCAGAGGTTGGCTCTCCACGTAACACCCATTCGGTTACGCCTAGTTCGTTTAGTGCTGTTGCTATATCTGTCATTGTGCTATCTCCATTATGACCATTCTTGAAGGTTCACCATATTTATTATGTCTAGCTGTTCCGTTACCTCTTATGCGAACTTGTAATGTATACGTTCTTGCCGAAGTGCTTGCTGCTGACTCAATGTGAAGTAATATTGTTTTGTCTATTCTTTGAGTGTCACTGCTGCTATTATAAAGCGAATATTCGTTATCATATATTATTGTTGACCCATTCATTATTCTATAAGCAGAACCTTGATTTGAAGCACCATATACTTCGCTAGCAGCATAAACCCACATATGTAACTTACTTGTTGCAAACTTTGGTGTAATTGTAATTGTCTCTCCTGAATCGACCCAAGTTCCGCTACTTGCTGTATTCATTTCTGTAGAATTTGAACTATCAACAGTCTGAATAACTGTTCCTACTGTATTTAACCCTAAGTCTTTAGCAGTAGGAGCCGCCCCTGCGGTGGTCTGTATCGTATCAACTTTTAAGATAGAACTCATTGGGCTATCTCCATTAAATGCATAAGTGAAGAAACGTTTCCTTCGCAAATCCTAACATTTGTTCCAACAGTACATTTTTGTTGTAATTTGTATGTTGTTGCAGATGTTGTAGAAGGACTGTCTGACCATGACATCAAGAATTGTCCAAATATTATTGAACCACTGTTTCCGTAATCATAAGACCTATTTACAGCTTCATTTAAATCAGTGCTTCCTCTAACTAATTTAAAGAGACCCTGTGCATCTGCACCACCGTTTTGCATAACACCAGCAGCACACATATTACAAAGAACAAGTATTTTACTGGTTGCAAATTTAGGAGTAATTGTAGCAGCTAATCCTGTATCTGTATAACTGCTAGAACCAGATGCCGTTTCTGTTGCATAAGTGTTACTTACAACCTGAATAATATGACCAGCAATATGCACCCCATTACCACTAGTCTTTTCGTTTATGGTGTCTACCTTGAGAATGCTCATACTTTTATTTCCATAGCCATAAAAAACCCACCAGAACCATAGTCACTTCTGTTCATGTAAACAGCACTACCTACTCTGCTTGATACCTGTAAGGTGTAAGTTGTTGCACTTGTTGTATTAGGGGAATCATAAACCATTCTAGCTTGATGCGTCATATACCTATCTTCATCTTCGGTAATATAAAAAGCCTCACCAAATGCAGAGCCATCTGTTAAGATGTCTGTAGAACCTCTTTGTATTCTAGTTCTAGCCCCTCTCCATTCATTTGTTGTATGTGCAGTTATATAAATATGATTGCTAAGAAGTAAAAGAATTTTACTGGTTGCAAACTTTGGAGTAATTGTAATTGCTGCTTGATCAACATTAACAAAGCTAGTAGAATTATAATTAGTAGAAGTTCCATAACCCTGACTAGAACTTCCATTACCTTCTTGTTCAACTACTTGAATAACAGCCCCTGCACTTGGCGTTAGTACTCCTGCACTAGCATCAAGCGTCTGACCGCTAGGCACAATAATCTTATTGGCATTACCGCCAGAGCTAAGACCTTTTAGATTTTCTACGTGTAAAGTACTCATATGATTACCAAGTTCCCATTAACTGTAAGCGTCACACCAGATGTCACCGCAAGAGGTCCGTTACAACTAGCATTCTCTGTGCTTGCTATGGTTACGTTATTAGACAGTGTTTGATCATTAGTCTGAAACAATGCCAGTTTAGTTTTATGTTGTTCGCTATCAAACAGTGTAGCTCTAATGCTGCTTGCAAATGTACCACCACCTGAAAGTGTAGGTGCATCTGCTACGCTAAATGTATTGTGACAAGTTATCGTTATTTCATCATTTAATGCCGCCGCAGTGCCTAGAACAATGGTGGTTCCTGTCGAAGCGGTAAAATCCGCAGGCTGTAGCAATATTCCGTTTTGATGGACATCAACCGCACCCACCTCATATACCGCATTAAACGTGCTTTGGGATGCAGTTGAGGTATAGGTGTAAACCCTTCTTGTACCTTCGGTTAGTGTCTGTCCTATGTATGCCATGTGTTTATCCTATTTATTTAAGCTACTAAGTAACCATAGAAATATGTTTGATTAACAATCATTGCTTGAGCAGCCCCAGCATTAACATAATATTGCATTTTAGCAGTATCGTTTGCATCCATATCAGCTAAGATTGAGTGACTTGGTGTGTAATAAAGTCTGTCATTTCCAGCATCAGGATCAAATATATAAGTATAAGTTCTATTAGATGTTACTAAATAAAAGCTGTAACTAGTTGTTGATGCATCAATATTGTCTAGCCTCATTTCAAAACCCAAAAGGTATTTGCCAGTAACAGGCGCAGTAAAAGTATTAGATGCAAAGTTACCACCAAGGTCAAATATTTCTGTACCAAAAGGTATATCTGTATTACTAGAGGCATTTACCGCTAAATTACCTATATTACTAGTAACTTTAGCTAAGAAGGCTGGTTGTGCAGTCTTTGTTACTATACCATTGTGAGTTACTGCACCACTGTGAGT